ATTTACGCCTGGATGGAGGATGTCGAAGTTTGTGTTGGTGTGCCCCTCCAGTCCGAAAGGACCGCTGAAGCGAGCACAACAGCTGCCGGGTCTGTAGCCACGATGGCTATGCGACAATATCAGCTCTTCAAGTCTAAGTATGATACTACATTTGATTTAATGAGCCGTGTTGCGCCTCCTGTCCTATCTGCCATGGGTTTTTCGAAGCCCTTGGTAACTGATCAGGTTGGTGCGGTGGTTGCGAGGGCTAATACAGACTTTGCGGCCACTCGTGCCTCCCGGTTCTTTGGTTATAAGTCCGGTACGGATCCCCTAGGTGGACTAGCCGTTAACCCAGCTTTGGTCGGTTTAGGTTCCGAAGAGGATACCAAGATCATCAACATTGCTCAACGGTGGGGCTACGTCGGTAGGTATCTTTGGGAAGGAACTACCAATCGAACTGGCCCTCTGGCTAGGATCATGGTGACCCCAGTGTTGGCGACTCAGCCCGGTTCCACAAACCTGACTGTCCCAACTCCTTTGGCTTTTGCCGCTGCCCCATTTATGTGGTGGGGCGGAGGTATTGAGTATAAGATCACTGTCTGGGCTTCCCCGTTTCATAAGGGGACCTTGCGAATTGTACACGTGCCAGGTAGCACTACCGTGAGTTCTACCTCCTTTAATGCCAACCTATCACGTGTACCATCAAAGATCCTTGATGTGTGTGGGAAGACAGAAACGACTTTCTGTGCTGACTGGAAGAAACCTGTTCCTTTCATATCAGTTAACACTCCGGCAGCCGTTGCCCCCATGACCCCCAATCTCATTCAGACGTTCATTCCTAGTACTTCCACTACTTATGTGGATACCGTGATGAACGGTCAGTTGCAGATTTTCGTGGAGGCGCCGCTGGTATCGTCCAACTCGACAGTACCCCCTGTATATATAGTAGTTGAGTGTCGTGCGTGTCCCGATTTTCGTGTAGCACGCCCATATATCACTAACGTCAATTCATATAAAGCC